AGGACTGGCACAAAGGTGACGGCAAAGAAGACGAAACCGATGGCACTACAATGATTCCTCCACTACAACAAAAATTAGAAATACTTAAAAAAGCATCAGGGGAAGACAACGCCTTTAATGGCGAACCTAGCAACGGTCCAGTGGACGAATTAGATGCTATTAAAAAAATTGCCGGTTTAACTGTTATGATTGACGGTGAACAGGGCGAGATGGGTTAATTAGATGGCTAATCATATTGGTAAGATTAGTGCCGCTCGTAGTGTAGCCTACATCAACTTCATCAACGCTCAATAATAATTATGAAAGCAAGAGAAATATTAACCGAAGGCTTAGACAAGCGATCAACTTACACAATCCTACACGATTTTGTAAAGTTTGCGGCTGAACATCTAGAACTTAAAAAGTTACCAAAGTTTGATTTCATCTTTGATAGCCGTACTAGTGTTGACCGTAAGAGCTTTGGTGGATATATGCCAGGCGAACAGCATATCGATGTAACTGTAAAGAATCGCCACATCATGGATGTATGCCGTACGCTAGCACATGAACTAGTACATTTCAAACAAGACCTTAACGAAGAACTCAATGATGAGGGTGCAGGTGCTACTGGTAGTCCTCAAGAAAATGAAGCTAACGCTGAAGCCGCAGTAATTATGCGTAACTGGGGCAAGAAGCACCCTGAACTGTTTGACGAAGAAAGTATAGGTTAACTATACTCATACGGTGTGCTAGGATGTCCGTAGTCCACAGGAATATCTCCTTTAAAATTGTCGTAATCCTGATAATAACCTTCGTTTGGTCTAAGCTCTCGCCAGTCATCGTATTTGATTTTGGCCAGTAACACTTCGTTTTTACTCAATAAATCACACACAACGAAACTACTGGAACAAGCGCCACGAATAGTTTTAAGTGGAGAATGTTTGTATTCATTAGCCAAGAGAGCTTTATGCATAGCACACCCATAGGGAGCCATGATACGAGTAATGCCTAGCTTTTGATTACGCAGGCGAAATTTATCTATTAGTGTAAGTTCAGAAAGTGTTGCTTGGTTAGCATCGTTAATACGCAGTAGTGCGTTCTTAACTTTGATACTACCTTTTGTATGCGTATTATCAGGCGTTTCCTTAGTGCTCCAAGGTAGCTGACAGTCTACATGATTAACATACAATGTTTCCCCATGAAATTTTAAGACCCACATTGGAATGGTCTCGTCTTCTAAATGTTTCTTGTTAAAGTGGAAGACTAGGTCTTTACAAGCATATTCAATCTATTGTGTCATTTTTAATTTCTCCAAGTTAGTTGGGCTACCCAATGCTGGGCTCTTTGAATGCGCCATGCCGCCCATTGAGGCACTTTGCAAATTTTATTACCGCTTGGTGTATACAGCGTACCGTCGCTGGCCACACCCATTAATCCGATAAACATAGTAATTTCCTTAAATGGTGCGCCTAACAGGAATCGAACCTGCTGTCTCGGGCTTTAGAGACCCTTGCTATACCATTTAGCCTTAGGCGCATGTACCTATTATATAGTCAAAACAAAAGGCCCGTCAAGGCCTTTTGAGTGGATGTAACGCTTACCTTGCGAACAAGCTATGCTTACTTCTTTGTGCCCGTGTTCACGAACCCATAGAACTTTTCAGCCGCTTCCATGATCTTTTCAAGACCTGGAAACTCTGGCATATCTACTCGAGTAACAACTTGTCCAGTTTTCTCATCACGAGCAACTGACATTTCCCAGCCTTTGAATTTAGAGTGGTATTCTTCCATAACAGCATCTTTAGCCATGGCCAACACGTCTGTACGGATTTCGTAGCCGTTCTTGCTGAATTTAACTTCTGGTAGTTTTGGAGTAAAATCTGACATTATTTTGCTCCTTTGTAAACTGTATCTTTAGCATTGGCTACTAAGGTCTGTGCAAGTGTTAGAGTTGTATCAACCCAACCTTGATAAAACTTAGTTTGTGCTTCGATTAGTGTGACCAATTTTGATTGGATTTCTTTATCGGTAACGAATGTGTTAACGATTGTCTTTTTACCAGCTTGAATGGTATCGATTGCTTGATTAAACATATTTTTCTCCTTGTGTGTGTATGTTTGTCTATACATTGCTGTATAGTATTATTATATATCTCTTTTTACGCAAATGCAACTAATTTAGGAATGCGTTTGCTCATATAGTCTATGACTGCTAGATTTCTATCAGCAACTTCTTCTACATAAGTATAGGCGTCAGCGTGTGGCAGTTCTATAGTAGCCAGTGTTTCACCCATCGCATTTTCCATTGTAATACCGTATTTGCTACACAAATGCTTGATACGACTGTTAGTGCTTAGACACACCATACAGCCTTTAAGTATGTTGTGTGTACGGCAGTATTGGATACAACGCTTCATTAGCCTGTTTCCCATGCCCTGTCCTTGATACTCTTTGAGAACTGAAAAAGCCAGTTCCATCTCGCCTTCTAGGCTAACATGCCCTACAGCAACAAATTCTAACTGACTATTCTCTATACAAAAAAGAATATGTTTGTGAGGATGGGCTTCAAACTTGTCGCAAAGTTGGTCAATAATTTGGTCACTAGTGGAGTAACCAAAGCGGAGTACCTTAGATTCTGCGTCAAGAGATTTAAGGTGCGTACGATATTTGGCATACTCGTGTGGAAGTACACGACGAACTGTAGTACGCATTGATTAAATCCAGTGTTGACCTTTGAGTACAGCTTCGGCACGAGCTTGTTGTACTGCTTTGATAATTTCATAGAAGTCTTTAAGAAATTGTCGCATTTTAAAGCCCCCTTGCCCAATAGAATGTGTTTCTATTAGTTTCGTATTCTTTGGTTAGACGATCTACATCTGCGGCGTTTTGTGGGTTGTTTTTAACAATGTAGTACTCTAGCCCACTACCGTAAGTTTGTGGTTTACTGAATGAATTTTCTAGGTTTTTGACCCAGTTTGATATGGTGTTTAACATTTTGTGTTCCTTTTAAAGTGTATGTGTAAAAATAAGTAGAACTTTATCATGGTTTCTACTTATATATTTAGCATATTAGTAGAAACCATGATATTAATCAAGACATTTGATCTAATTGTAAAGAGGCTGTAAAATTCTATAAATACGTTGAATAGAGAAACACAATGCGAAAAAGCACCCGTAGTATTTTACAAGGACTTAGCGACATCGGACTAAACCGTGATGCGGATTTAGTTATCGAAAGCCGCGGTTCAAACATCATCCAAAGTGCCATTAACTTATTGGATATGATTCGCGAAAATTATGACGTAGAAACAGCCGCCGAGCTAGAACGTCGCTTTATTAACAGTATCAAAGGCAGTGATCCTGCCAAATTCAAGCGTGGGATCAAGCGTATTCAAGAAGGCAAGGATTCTCAATAGAATCTCAATTTCAGCCTAATCAGCCCGTTTTTTACCAAAATCTATAAATAATTATACAAAGGTCTTTTAGAAAGGCCGTTCGCAGAGTGCGAACAGAATGGTAGATTAGGAGAAATATTATGCCATCATTATTAGGTACATACGTCGCGGCCAACTATGGTCGTATGACATCACAAGACACATACGGCGGAATTACATACAGTAACTTCGGTACACGTAACTTAGCTTTCGTTAAAGTTGTTGTTTCTGGCGCAAACGCACCAGACTTAATGGCAGCCGCTGGTACACAATCACAAGATGCTGACAACATTTCAGCTAGCTCAGTATTTGGTCCAGGTGTTGCATTTGCTCAACAAACAGCTTACAGTGGTTCTTCACCATATGTTAACTCTAACGTAACAGTTTCAACTGGTTCAGTTGTTCCTTGGCAAGATGCTAACAGCTACTTCTCAGTTGCTGTTCGTACAATCCAACAATACGCTGAAATTTACTTTGTTGGTTCACCATACTCAACAAGTTCATTTGGTTCAAACACATACCAAACTGGTGTTTCTCAGTTTTCATCAGCTTTCGTAGTTGGTATCGCAATTGATACAGCTAACTCAGCTGGTGGAAGCACATCAGCATTAACTGGTCAAGGTAACACTGAAGTATTTGGTGGTACAGCTAGTGCATACCCAGTTTTAGCTACATTTGACATCATTGTTGCTCAATTGGCTAACAACTTGGCTACAGTAGCAACATTGCAAGGTACAACAACTGGTACAACTCCAATTGGTACAACAACAGTTGCAGTTAATTCAGCTCCAACAGTTGCTCTAACTCAGTTGACAATGCAAGGTGCTTCAGTAGCGGCAACACTATTAACAGCTTAATAGCTCAATAGTTTTTTCCTGTTCGGGATGGGAAGACTAAGCCCACTTTTATAAGTGGGCTTTTTTATCTCTGTTAAATATAGACATAGTTTAACACAGGAGTTAAAAATGACACTAGATGAAATTAAAGAAGCGTTTGCCAAGGCCACAGTGGCTATTCCGGGCGGCGGACAAAAACCAAGATATCAATATTATTTGATGGGCCCAGAAGGTACACAAGGTGCTGGTACTGTAGCCACAGATGATCTTGAATCAATGGTACCTATTTTGGCACAATACGGATTAGCTGGATATACACATGATACCAACTATCCATGTTTTGGCGAATACATTAAAAATTATCCTAACTTTGTAAAGAAATCAGAATTACCATCAGCTTGAAAGTAATTAATGGAATATAAACTCTATACCCTAGTCGATATCACACATACAGGGCAACATAAATCGGAACCTGGTCGGGAAGCAGATCGTTGGAGAGAACAAAACTTTCAAACGGTACTGCAAACATTAGGTATACGTGCCAATGTGACCTATAATCAAGGACCTGAAATGATTGAAGTTAGGGGTCGTGTAGTGGGCTTTGATACAGATATGATATTAAGGGTATGGCGTTTTGATTTTTATACAGAGCGAGATAGTTTGTTTGAAGTCAACGGAGATCCTGTTGCTGGATTGATTGAAGATTTCAGACTAGTACCTTATATCAGCGGACTGAATGAGGATATGACACAACAGTATGCAGTTTTCAACCCCGAAGATCCTGGCAAAAATATAGTGTTTTATCTTAAATAAACTGACAGTATAATATAATCGACTAGTTCATTAAATATAGTTGTAGGCAAAATATCTATATATAGGCACATTACCAATCATACAATAGGCACATGGCTCGGAGCGAGCACTTGACTTACAACATTGGAGAGCCTAGAGATGGCCACAAAATTAGCACAAGCACAATTAGCAGAACTACCCGAGCGTGTAGGAATATTAGAAACTAAAGTTGAAAACATCAACGAAAAACTTGGTGAAGTTAAAGACGACATTAAAGACATGCACGACTGCTTAGATCGCACTCGCGATACTGTTATGGAAGAATTAAAAACCATGCAGTCAGCTTATTGGCAAAATGCAGACAAATACTATAAACATGCTGATGAATTGCATGTAATTCAAACTAATCAGCATCAAGAATTAGCTGACAAGATTTCTGAACTACAAACGCTCAAAAGTAAAGTAATGATGTATGGCATGGCTGTCCTGGCATTTGTAGCAGGTGCAGGTTGGCTAAACATGATCAATCTTCCAACTATATTAAAGTTCATAGGCTTGTAATTCAGTTAAATACTGAATGCAGTTTCAAGAACTATACATCGATCCTAATCCTCATCACCATGTGCTTAACCCTAAGCTATGGGACAATAATCATCTACGCAAAGAAGTACGTCATCAGCTGATCAAGATAGCCAAACATTTTATAGATTATCTTGAAGTTCCACAATTAAAATTAAAAGATGTTACCTTAAGTGGATCCAGTGCTGGATATAATTATAGTGAATACAGCGACATAGATTTACATCTAGTGGTCAACAGCAGTGAATTATACACAGCTGAAAAAAGTCAATACAACAATACATACGATTTAAAAATACAGGGCATACCTGTAGAATTGTATGTACAACCTGCCAGCCAAGTTCACCATAGTGCAGGTATCTATAGCGTACTAGACGACAAGTGGATCAGCGAACCTGAACATGTAGAACCTACAACAGATCCCAAAGATGTCAAGAGCAAGGCACGTAATTACGCTGGTAAAATTAACAGAGCCATACGTAGTGGAAAATTAGACAAATGTAAACAAGCCATGGAAGATCTTAAACGCTTACGCAAGGCTGGACTAGAAACAGGTGGCGAGCAAAGCGTAGAAAACTTAGCATTTAAGTTGCTCAGAGCTAGAGGACAAATTGAAAAATTGCGTAAATACATACATAAACTAGAGAGTGCTGAATTAAGCCTCGGAGAACACAATGAAAATTAATGACATCAAAGAGAATCATGGACATCCTGGACAACTGTATCGTTTTGCCATGGTAGACGAAAGCGGTCAGATGCATCGTTCTAAACCTATGCCAGCAGAAGAATGTAAAGTTTGGTTGCACAAAGCCAAACACATGCATAATCCAGAATACATGACTATCTATCCTGCTCACGATGTCGATCAAAAACTTACAATAGATGAAGTCATGATGCAACATCCTAACATGGCTCATGACCTAGCAGAAGATGGTCCATTACAAATTAAACAAGGCACCACAGCTAATCTTACAAACCAACAAGGGCAGACTGTAATGACAGCCGTAGATCAAAATGCGGCATCACAAATTAAAGCATTAGCAGACCAAGGTAAAATTAGTGTTGGCGGTCAGGCACCAGGCGGTTCTAACAACAATGTAAGTGCTAGTGGCAGTAGTGATGGTAGTAGTGGCGGCAATCAATCGAGACAGTATGGTCCTATGGAAGAAGGTTTCTTTGGTACTACTGAAGAAGAACTTGCCAAAGAAAAGAGTCCTGCTGGAGACTACTATAGAAAACTAGCGGCACTTAAAACAGACCCACGTTGGGCTGGCAAACAAGAGCTAGTACAACATCGTATCGACGATCTATTAAATCGAATCAACAATGATCAAGGTGTTCCACAACCTGGACAAGGACAACCAATGGGTCCAGAAACAGATCCTGCTAAATTCCAACAAAAGAATCCTAGCTTCCACGAAGGCAAACACAAAGACACAATCGCCCAAGGCGGCGGTGATGTGGGCGGCGATGCAACTGACAATTTTATCAAGCAAGTTAAAGATAGAGCTTATGAAAAAGCCAATCGCAACGGTGCAGATTCAGGACAACGCAGTCCTGTTGCTCAGAATAAAAAATTAAAAGAAACCGATGAGCTATATAAATGGCTTACGATCGCTGGCATCAAATGAAAATAAACGAATTGATTTCAGATTTCAAAATCTTCATGACCATTGAAGAAGAACAGATCTTGCAAAAGTTAAAAAAACCTGTTAAACTAGCTAGTCTTAGCGAGCACGATCAATTCAAGATTCAGTATATGATTCGTAAAAGTCTTGTAACTAAGATTGGAATGGAAAACCCTACAGTAGTTGCAAATGAAAAATACCAAGACTAAAAAACCCAAAGAAAAGTTAATCAAAGACTTAGCACAACACTTTGAACAAGACTTAAAAAAATCACTGCCCATTAGTGTACAACCTAACGGCGGCATAGTGTACAAAGATTATTATATCAAAGAAAACAAGCTGGGTAACTGGGGGTTATATAATCGTCATACACACGATGAAGTAAACCAGTACTATCTAAAAACTTGTGCCCTAATGGCGGCCAAGTATTATGACATTGCCCATTTGGATAAATTCCATGAAGTTAAGCAGTTGGATACTCGTTACTGGGCTCACTTCTGCGATACACAAATTTACCGTAAAAACATTAAGACAGCAAAGGATTTTGACAGATACTTAATCCTTTTAAATAAATTAGAGCACACAGAATTTCTAGCGGAACATTACAAGGAAGAAATTTCCAAGATGTTTACGTGGAGTTTTGTATAAATACTAGAAGAAACAGCTTAGGGATACCACCATGCAATTAAGAGAACTATCGAAACCAATCACAGCTAAAACGCTGAATGAAAGCCTAGCAAAGAAGTTTGGCTATAAATTAAACTTAGAACAGTTCACTATGGAACAGTTAAGTGATGTGCAGAATAAACTTCGCACAAAAATGAGTCAGTTTGAACTTGGCGAGAGTTTCGACAGCGTGACTGAAAGCCCAGAATATCAAAAAACACGTCTAATGTTAGACTGTGTTAATCAGGCAATGTTAGAGCGTGAAGTAAGCGAAGGCTCCGATGAAACTCAAGAATACGATAAAAAAATGTCAGATAAAAAAGCCGATACTGTAAAGAAAGGCATGAAAAATAATCCATTCAAGAAGAAAGAAAAGCCAGTAGAAGAAAACTATGTTAATGCAACTTTCCGCGAAAGAGCACAGGCACTTTCAGTTCCAACTAGTTGGATTGACAACGCATTAAACAGAATTGATCTAGGTGAAAGTGATGCTAATGAATTAAAGGCAGAATTATTAACACGTTATGATCTAAGTGAATCACAAGCTAGCTATGTATTGCTAGAAGGCGAAGAAGACAAGGCCGAAGCCATTATGGCAACCAAGGATATGATCGATCGTATAACTGGCTGGTATGATGATGTTGCTCAAATGAAAGCTGAACAGCTTTTAGAACTATTAGACTCCATAGGAGACAATTTTGGCAGCGATGTCGCACAAAAATATGAACAAGCAGTTAAACCAGCTTTAGAAAGTGTAAGTCAAAGTTTAGAACAGGCACGTCGTGGTTTAAATCAAGGCTTTGCTCTAGTATCAGGCAAACAAGCAGACACAATGGGTTCAGATGCAGGTGGCGATATGCCTCCAATGCCAGGCGGTGAGGAAGGTGCTCCAGACATGGGCGGCGATATGCCTCCAATGCCAGGTGGCGAAGAAGGTGCTCCAGAAGCAGGCCCAATGCCAGGCAGTGACGAAGGACGTATGAAACGTGAAAGCATCGATTACAGTCGTCGTTTAGGTCAGTTGTTAGCCGCATCAAAAAAAAAATAATTAGTGAAACGTTAGATCCGTTACATCAAACGCTATCGGATCTAAAAGCCAACGCAGATCGCCAAGGCAATACAGAAACAATTAGTTGGGACGCCGTTAACGAAATTGGTCGAAAATACGGTGCTCCCCAACTAGACTATGCTAGATTCAAAGCTCGTTTTGAACCTACTAATCAACAAGATCCAGTAGCACAACAGGATAGTCAAACACTCCACACTCTAGTACATCGTTACGGTCCTGATGGGATTACACTTAACACAGCCACTATGGATCCAAAAGGTCATGAAGGCGGTGAAGGCGAAAGCGAAGTGAGTAAAATGGCAAACCGAGCTACTCAAAAAGCTATGAAAAATATGTAAGTTAGTGTATACTAGCTACATGACTTTACTCAAAGAAAGGTTTAACTACACACCTATCAATAGACAAAGTGTAGAAGGCAAACGTTTATATGCTCTCCCAGATGGAACTAAGGTTCCATCGGTTACTACTATATTAGACAAGACTAAATCGCAAGATAAGATCGACGCTCTTAATAATTGGAAAAAGAGAGTAGGCGAAAAAAAAGCTCAGGAAATTGTAACCGAAGCAAGTGGACGCGGTACTCGCATGCACAAGTTCCTAGAGGACTATGTTAAACAAGGTGTTATTAGTGCTCCAGGGTCTAACCCATACAGTAAACAAAGCCACGCAATGGCCGAAGTTGTTATTCGACAAGGATTGTGCAATGTAAATGAAATATGGGGAGTAGAAGTACCCTTATATTATCCAGGCTTGTATGCAGGTACAACAGACGGATGCGGGTTGCATTTAGATGACGAAAGCATTTTAGATTACAAACAAACTAACAAGCCTAAAAAAGAAGAGTGGATTGAAGACTATTACTTACAGCTAACAGCCTACGCATTAGCACATAATGAAGTCCATGGAACTAATATACGTAAAGGTGTTGTTTTAATGTGTGTTAGCCCTAAAGTTAATGAACAATTAGAAATGATAGATGTTCCTGTTTATCAGGAGTTTATATTAAAGCCCGAAGACTTCAGTTTTTGGGAGAAAAAGTGGTGGGATAGAGTAGAACTGTACTACAAACAGAACTGATAAATATCCTATATAGAGGATATTTAGATGGCCGTTTATCAAATTAGCCGCATACAGATACGTCGCGGTCAAGCAAATTCAGGAACCGGATTACCACAATTAGCTAGTGGTGAAATGGCTTGGGCCGTAGACACTCAAGAACTTTACATTGGTAGCGGAGCCGTTAGCGAAGGTGCTCCCGCAGTAAATAACATTAAGGTTATCACCCAGACAGATTTATCTCTCACTGGTAACATTCTAAGTACGATCCAATATATCTACAAATACACAAATTCTGGTATTAGTACTGGAATAACAGCCACCGCTCCAACATTACAAACATTAAGTAGTAAATTAGATTCTATAGTATCTACAAAAGATTTTGGTACTGCCGGTGACGATGCAACAGATGATACTGCGGCATTACAAAGAGCTATACTTCAATTATTTTTAAATGCCGCAGGTCCTGCTTCATCTACCAGTTCTAATCGCGTAGTACTTAATATCCCAGCAGGCACTTTTTATACTACTAGTACAATATACATTCCTAGCTATGCAACTATCATTGGTGCAGGCATGGATAAAACTATAATTGACTATCATCCTCCACAGATTACTATAACAGGTAGTATTGCATTTGGCGGGGCTTCGTTGACTACGACTTCAGCCAACTCTGCATACAATGGATATTTTATAACTGGCCCTGGCATTCCTAATGGTACAACCATTACTGGTGCTACAGCTGGTACAAGTTTTACTTTAAGCAATCAGTCAACTGCCGCAGAAACAAACGCATCATATATACTAACATATCCCGGACCAGCAGTTCAATTTGTTAATGATAGTAGCAGTATTGGTTCCTATGATCCACAAGTTTCACAAAGCATTACACAGTGCCGACAAGTTATTATGAAAGAATTAACGATTCAAACAGCAACAGGTAACAACACACTGATGCAGATGAACAGCGTTAAGGACAGCGTGTTTGAAAATATTAAACTAATCGGTGGATGGACTGGTAATACAACCAGCATTGGTATCAACATGACCGGAGTAACTAATCTAGTTACCTGTACACATAATATTTTTAGAAATATTGTGTTTACTGGACACAATTATTGTGTCTACGACAGTTCTTATGATATTTCTAATAATATATTTTCTAATTGTCATTTTACAAATTCCTTCCAAGGTATATCTCTAGGAGCCAGTTGGACTCAAACTGCGAATACTCCTAACGGTCCTTGCCAAACAGAAATAATCAACAGTAGATTTTATAATATTCGTCAGCAGGGTGTATACATTGGTGCAGGATCTGGAAATATGACTAGTGGTTGTATTTTTCAAAATGTAGGCTGTAATGGAGGTGGAAATGCTCTTGCACAATATCCACAAGTATATTATGCTTCATATGGTAATAGTTCATTTAATGACCAGTCTGATCGTTTTAATGACTTGGGCAATCCTAATCAAGGAACAGCACCATACGCACTTGTACCATATGTTCCTGAATTTAGTGGACATGTTCGATACACATCATTTGGTGTCAACAAGTTATATCTAGCACAAACTACCAGTGCTTATATTTCTATAATTAAATTACCATTTGCATTTCTAGCAACACCTACATACAACTATACCAGTGGAGCATTAAATGGTACATCTACTGGACCAACTGGTAGTATTGGTTATGCTATCGACTATATCTATAATAGTTTGACATCAAATTATACAAGACGTGGTACTATTAATATCACTGCCGATGCTGTAAACAAAACAGTGACCATGACTGATGAATATGATTTCACTGTGACAGGTAGTAGTAATTCAACTACATTAGACTTTGCTGTTGGCTTCGTAGACTATTCTGGTGCAACCACTACCAATACTCCTTGGACACTGGTATTGAGTTATCAAAATACTTTTGATTCAGGTAATTTGATTTTTTCATACACTTCTGTAAGCTAATCAAATAGATAGATCTTTCTAATAAATGCGTATATAATTACATTTGTTATCGAGATAACAGCATTTACACCTCCGCAACCTATTGACTTACAATATCTTTTGGGCGGATCGTCTCCATAATAAATACTGCCTAAGAGAAAAGTAACGGACAATGAGCAAAATAATAGTAACAAAAAGAGACGGAAGTAAAGAGCCACTAATGATTGAAAAGTGGCAAGCTCAAGTAGCGAAAGTCTGTAAAGGTATTGCTGATGTCAGTCAGTCAATGATTGAAATTAAAAGTCAGCCACACTTCTACGACGGCATTACTACTAATGAAATTGACAACATCACCTTACGAGCAATCGTAGATTTGATTGACGTAGAAAATAATCCAGATGTAGGACATACGAATTATCAGTACGTAGCAGGTAAACAACGTTTATCAATGTTGCGTAAAGATGTCTATGGTAATTATGAAGTTCCACATTTATATTCTATCGTAAAGCGAAACGTTGAAATCGGTTTGTACACTCCGGAATTATTAGAGTGGTATACCGAAGACGATTGGAATCGTATGAACGATATGCTCGACCATGAAAAAGACGAGCAGTATGGATATGCCGCTATCGAACAGTTGATTGAAAAATATCTAGTACGTAATCGTGCAACAAAAGAAATTTATGAAACACCACAAATTAGATATATTATCGCGGCGGCTACTGTCTTTCACAAAGAAGAGCCAAACAATGCAAGAATGCGTTACATAAAGGAATACTACAATGCGGCTAGTGATGGTTTGTTTACTTTGGCTACTCCTGTGCTCGCTGGTCTCGGCACTCCCACTAAACAGTTTAGCAGTTGTGTGCTTATCCGCTCAGACGACGATCTTGACTCAATTTTTGCTTCAGGCGAAATGATGGCCAAGTATGCCAGTAAACGTGCGGGGATTGGATTGGAAATCGGTCGACTACGCCCATTGGGCTCCCCAATTCGCGGTGGCGAAATCATGCATACTGGTATGATACCATTCCTCAAAAAGTGGTTTGGTGATTTACGTAGTTGTTCACAAGGAGGCATTCGAAATGCAAGTGCTACAGTCTTTTATCCCATTTGGCATCATCAGTTTGATGATCTTATTGTGCTTAAAAATAATCAAGGAACGGAAGAAACTCGTGTCCGCCATATGGACTATGGAGTTGTACTTTCTAAATTCTTTTGGCGCCGCTTTAAGAATAAGGAAATGATTACATTCTTCGATCCCAATGAAGTTCCAGACTTGTACGAGGCTTTCTACAAGAATACTGCCTTGTTTGAAGAACTATATATTAAGTATGAGAAACGTAAAGACTTGCGTAAAAAAACAATGAGTGCTGAAGAGGTATTCAAGAGTGGTATATTAAAAGAACGTACTGATACAGGACGGATCTACTTGGTGTTTATTGATAACGTGCAGAACCAGGGTCCGTTTGATCCTGAGTATCATACCATCTATCAAAGTAATTTATGTTGTGAAATCCTATTACCTACTAAATCTTTTAAACGTCTTGATGACGTGGATGGTCGAATTGCTTTGTGTACTCTTGGTAGTATCAACTGGGGAGCTTTCCGTAATCCAGAAGACATGCGTCGTGCTTGTCGTATTCTACAACGCAGTCTATGTAACATTTTAGACTATCAAGACTTTTTATCAATTCAGAGTAAATTAAGTAACGATGAGATACAGCCATTGGGAATTGGTGTTACTAACCTTGCCTACTGGCATGCCAAACGTGGATTGAAGTATGGAGAGAAAGATGCTCTACAAGATGTTAAAAGTTGGATGGAGCATCAAGCCTATTACTTGACAGAAGCCACTGTTGAGTTGGCTAAAGAACGTGGTGCTTGTACACACAGTGATAAAACACGTTATGGTCAAGGCATATTCCCTTGGGAATTACGAGCAGAGGGTGCTAATGAACTAGCAAATTTTACTCCAGAACTTGATTGGGAAACCCTACGAGTTAATATGAAACAGTATGGTGTTCGCAATGCAACCTTAATGGCCATTGCCCCAGTCGAAAGCAGTAGTGTTGTTATAAACAGCACTAATGGAATTGAGTTACCCATGAGTTTGATCAGTACTAAAGAATCAAAAGCAGGATCGTTTACACAAGTGGTTCCTGAATATCATAAACTTAAAAACAAGTATCAAATGATGTGGGAACAAAAAGATTGTGATGGCTATTTGAAGACAGCGGCTGTACTAGCGGCCTATGTAGATCAATCAATTAGCACAAACACTTTCTACAATCCTGCACACTTTGCGGATCGTAAAGTTCCTACTACATTAATTGCTAAGAATCTAATGCAAGCTCAAGCGTGGGGATTGAAAACTTTCTACTATAGTTTGATCAACAAAGCAGGTAGCAAAGCTGTAGACGAAGTAGTTGCAGTTGCACAAACTTATGTTGAACAAGAACTAGAAGATGATTGCGAGGCATGTAAACTATAATGTTAGAAACTATCTGTAACGTATTGCAAGAAGCCTATAAACGAAATTGGATCACCAGTCGCGATGGTAATGTAAGCATACGACATCACGGTCGTGACCATTTTTATATCACCCCAAGTGGTGTGCGTAAGCAAACACTACAACCAGACCAATTTAAGAAAATACAAATTGGCAAGTGGGATAACGGCTTTGGTTCAAACAGCTACAATTGGCAAGAGATTGAATACACTGATATCAGCTCGGCTCTCAAACCTAGTGGAGAAATTCCTCTACACTTTGGTCTACAAAAAGAAATGGGACAACATAGTAATAATGTTAGAGTTATTGTTCATGTGCATCCTACCTACTGTATTGCCGCAATGCACGCCGGGATCGATCTTAGTACTATTAGCGATGCATTTCCAGAACTTAGTCGTTATACTAAGGTAGCACCTAATGTACCTGATGTTCCTCCTATCAGTCAAGAACTTGCTGATCAATGTTTTGACAAATTAGGGTTAGATGGACAAGGCAATATAAAATATGATATCGTAGGGATTAAAGGTCATGGAGTAGTTGCTATTGATACTAGCCCATGGCGTGCCTACGAGCATATTGAACGATTAGAACATATTTGCAAGATAGTGCTTGCATCAGGGAAATATCAATGAGCAAAGAACAATATAATTTAAAAACAAAAACAGACTATTTGAGTCGTAAAATGTTTCTGGATCCAGCAGGCCCAGTTACTATTCAACGATTCGAAGAAGTTAAATACAAGAAGATTGCAGACTTTGAAGCGACAGCCCGAGGCTTCTTCTGGCAACCTGAAGAGATTAGTCTTACCAAAGACGCAAATGACTTTAAGGACGCAAGCGATGCAGTTAAACATATCTTTACCTCAAATCTATTACGCCAAACAGCACTTGATAGTCTTCAAGGTCGAGGGCCCACACAAGTTTTTACTCCAGTGTGTTCCTTGCCCGAAGTTGAAGCTCTCATGTACAACTGGGGTTTCTTTGAAACCAACATCCACAGCAAGAGCTACAGTCACATAATCCGTAACATCTATAATGTGCCCAAAGATGTGTTCAACACTATCCATGATACAGAAGAGATTGTAAGCATGGCATCCAGTGTAGGCAACTACTATGATGCTCTACACGTTATCAACTGCCGTAAAGAATCCGGAGAAAAGATCAATGAACAAACACATATCAAGGCCATTTGGTTGGCTCTTAATGCTAGTTACGCCCTCGAAGCCTTCCGATTCATGGTGTCATTTGCTACTTCTCTCGCTATGGTAGAAAACAAGATATTTATTGGTAACGGCAACATTATCAGTTTGATTCTACAGGACGAATTGCTACACAAAGGTTGGACAGCCTATTTGATCAATCAAGTGGTCAAAGAAGATTCAAGATTTGCTGAAGCTAAACTGGAATGTGAAGCTGAAGTTTATAACTTATACCTGGACGTTATACGTGAAGAAAAACAATGGGCAGACTATTTGTTTAGTAAAGGCCCAGTGATTGGACTTAACGCAAACATTCTAAAAGACTTTGTGGATTACACAGCAGTTTCAGCATTGAAAGATATTGGTATCAAATATCAACAAGCCGCACCAAGAACTACACCAATTCCTTGGTTCAATAAACATGTCAACACAAGCAGTAAACAAACTGCATTACAAGAATCAGAATCAACCAATTATGTAATTGGAGTCATGTCAGAAGGCATTGACTATGATGCCTTGCCTGCATTATAATAGTAAAAAGGAAAGAAATATGTCAAAAGCGATAGTATGGAGCAAAAACGCCTGCCCATTTTGTGATCAAGCTAAAAACTTGCTCAAAATGAAAGGCATAGAATTTGAAGAAAGAAATATCAACAAAGATTATACACGTGAACAGTTACTAGAAGCAGTACCCAATGCCAGAACTGTTCCACAAATATTTTTAGACGATAAATTAATAGGCGGGTTCACAGAACTCAAGAAACATTTCGAAAAGGTCTAATATGTTAATCAATAAAGGTATCGCACAAGGAGAAGTTGTAACAATCAAAACCACAGCAGGTGAAGAGATTGTTGCCAAACTAATAGAAGACGGTCCGTTAGGTGTTAAAGTTAGCAAGCCTTTGTGCTTGACAGCAACTAAAGATGGAATTGGTCTAGTACCATTTTTATTCACTACAGATCCAGATGCAGAAATCACCATCAATAAAAATAGTATAATGGTATTAGCTCCAACAATCAAGGACGCCGCAGATCGTTATACAGAACAAACAACCGGCATTAAATTAGCTTAAGGAGAATACATGTCAAAATATCAAGAATTCACAGCATTAGTAGAAGCAATGGAAGGCGACTTTGAAAAGTTCTACGACAAAGGTGTAAACGCCGCAGGCACTCGTGTTCGTAAGCACTTGCAAGAGTTAGCCAAACTATGTAAAGATACACGTAACGATGTAACAGCAGTTAAGAATGCTCGTAAAGAAGCCAAATAATAAATGACGCTTAACGTTGTATCACTTCCTGCAACTACTACTATAGACTTAAACAAAGCCTTCACAATGCAAGGCATGTTTGACACAGTCTATGGTAGTTTGCCTAACGATCCAAAATATACTGTAACAGGTATCAGTTTTGAGTTTTTAGGTATGAGTTGTAAATCGTCAGGGGTGTTTGATACATACGCTGATATCAAAGAAGCAATTTCTCGTCTTTATAACTACTGCATGAAAAGTTATTTAGAACCTATTTGGAAATTATTAAATGCATTGCTCAAAGCATTAGAAGCAGTTGTTGGCAGTTTATTAAATGTTGATTTATCATTGCCAGTTTTAAATTTAACAGTGAGTGATTTGTTTAGTGATGATTTATATGAAAAGTTAATAGTATCTGTTACAAATTTATATAACACAGCTATAGACGATCTAAAACATCTTTTAAATTTATTGGGCATACCATTTCAACCATTTAGTGGAGTTGATTCTCCTCCTGTTGATATTCCTACTATTTGTAAAAATATTCTAGTGAGTCTGTGGGGTTCTTTAATTCAAAAAATAAAAAGTATTCTGGATGCAATCAAACTAGGCCTGACAGCGTATGATTATATTACAGAACAACCTAGTCCTCCATTTACTTGGTCTACTATTTGGAATTCTGCTGTCAACGCAATATTAGAAGAAGTATTGTTTTTGTTTGAAACTGGTGGTCCAACAGTCCAGGAAATATTGGATGCCCTAATTGCGGCATGTAAAGCGGCTTTAAATAAAACAGTTGTAACCGCAGAGGATCTTATTAACTATGTTAAAAATTTTAGATTGCCTATAATAGGAAAACCATTTGATTGGCTGTTTCCGTTGAATCCACATGTAGATTTTCCTTGGAAAGATATTAACCAGCTATTAGCTGATATGAAATTATTCATTGCTAATTTTTTAGCAGGAATTTTAGCAGAATTTATAAAAGCAATCGATGCTATTCTTAGTTTATTTGGATTAAGCCTTGCAATTCCTGTGCTTAGAATAAGTTACTCAGTTTGTGCAACTATCAATGAAGGACAATAAAATGAAAAAAATTATCATAGCGTTATTTTTATTTGCAGTTGTAGGAACAGCAAATGCTCAGTGGCATCACGGCGGAGGACATTATGTTTATCGTCCAGGATATGGATGGGTAGTACCTAGTGTTATAGGAGGCGTTATTGGATATGAACTAGCTCGTCCTAGACAGCCTGATGTAGTTATAGTTCAACCACAGCCTGTTTATCCTCCTCCAGCCGCTCCAACATATCCACAGCCAGCAGGTTATCATTGGGAAGCTATTTTAGATGCCAGTTGTAATTGTTACAGAACAGTATTGGTACCCAACTAATGAAGTTTTATGAAAAAGCCATGCGTAGTTTGGGCAAAGTGGTTACCTGGAGAATTCTAGTAACAATTACTAATTTCTTTGGCGGATGGCTTGCCAGTGGAAATCCTTGGGTCGGACTGGGCGTTGTTAGTTTTGCTCTAGTAGTTAATAGTGTATTGTATTATTTCCACGAAAGAGCGTGGAATCTTATAGATACAGGGAGACAAGTAAATGACCCAAGCCTTTCTCAATGAATACATACTTGAAATAAACGAATTTCCAGTTAAAGGCCCGTTGAACAACTTATTTTCAATAAAAGACTATTTCTTTTATAATTCAAATGTAAAAGAATACGGGCATAGAAGTTTGCTAATACCAGTTTCTAAGTTGATAAATAATGATAAGCTACCTAGCGAAGAAGTTATTAGAGAACTCATAGCTAAAAAAGCACATGTAATAAAGCGTGTAGTTGACGCTAGAACACAATCGGAAACTTGGAGTTTTAAATATGAATAAAAAGCACGTAAAATGGGTATTAGCACATGAACCAATTGAATTGTTTCTTCGTGCCGCTAAAGTATTTGCCGCAGAAGTAAATGCTCGTGCTCCTGAGCAACTAGACATCGAAGTTATGACTATGAGCGAATACTCAGAGAAATATAATAACGGTGTAGTAGTTGATAAACATAGTCTAGTAGATTTATTAGATAGCGGTGCTATCGAAATGAGTCAGACATACACAATTACACTAGGTAAAATCAACAAAGATTTCTTTGCATTAGATTTGCCATTCTTATTTAAAGACCACGACCATGCTAGTCGTGTGTTCGAAGGTGCAGTTGGTAAACAGTTGTTAGACAGTTTGCAAGAATCTAAAAAGATTAAAGGTCTAGCATTTACATATTCAGGTGGTTTCCGTATTATCCCAGGAAACGAAGCAGTTAGTCGAATTGAAGACTTACGTGGTGTTAAGCTACGTACAAGTTTCAGTCCAGTTGCTATCGAAACATTCAAGACATTAGGTGCTGATGTAGTTCCAATGGAATTGGAAGAACTTACTGAAAATTTAGGTAAGGCTAACGTTACCATCGGGGAAAGTACTTATCCACGTATCTATGCATTGAATCAAGCTAAAGTAAGCAACTATATTAATCATACAGAACACAGTTTGTTTCTAACAAGCATTCTAGTTGGTACTGACTTCTGGAATACACTAACCCCAGAATTACAAACAATCGTAAGTGAATCAGCACAAGTTGCCGCACGTTACGAACGTACTATCAGTATCGATGATGTAATTCAAACACAACTCCGTGCCGAAGCAGATGGTATCGAAGTTATTCGTATGTCGTCTGAAGAACAACAACGTTTCGCAGATGCTACACAAATTGTTTATACAAAGTTTGCTGACTATTTTACTTCTGGATTAGTAGATCAAATTAAAACACAATAAGGATATAGATGATACTGTATTATAATGTACATGCCGTCTCTACTATCTTAAAAAAGTGTCCTAGCGATTTAGAAATTTTCTTTTCCTACGACAAAACTGATGAACTAATCGATAACTACGAACGATTTGGTTTAAATAGACACAACGTAATCTATGACAGAACTGGAGCTCTTCCTCATTATTTAAAAATGAGTAAAGGGCTTCATCCTATCCCACCAAGACAGCCCAATTACAATCGTAGTTTTTTTGAAGTAGCAGAACAACGTGCTAAAGAATTAATAGATTTAGATGTACCAATCAATGTCATGTGGAGTGGCGGCATTGACAGTACATTTATATTATTCATGTTACAAAAATATGCCAAAGATGCAGATCAAGTTAGAGTCTACGGAACATACAATAGCGTTATAGAATCAGGCGATTTGTTTGATCGTAGGATTAGTAAAGAATTTAAATATAATATCAAAGTAGCCGCACGAAACGAATATAATTTTAAAGAATTCGACGGTGTGTATGTCAGCGGCATGTGCGGTAATCAATTATTTGGACCCACTGATGATTTCTTTGCCAATGGCAATACTGCCATGTTCCATCATACATTGGGGACTGCGGAAACTATCTACGAAGATTACAAGACCAATATCAATCCAGAATTATTAGAATTTTTAGATCCTGTTATTAAATCTAGCCCACGTCCAATAGAAACTGTAGCAGATTTACGATGGCTTTGTATTTTTAATTTGGATTGGTACACAGCTTTGTACGAACATCGTACACAGTTGACAAAAGAAGTTGCTGAAAATATACTAGGATTTTTCAGCACAGATGATTTTCAAACTTGGGCAGTTAGTACAAATGAACCTTTTACCCTAGTTAAAGGCGATCCAAACACACATCGTTGGCAGATGCGTAGTATATTGTCTGATGTTTTCGGTGAAACTCATTATGCTAAACACAAGCAAAAACAAATAAGTAGTTTTAGTGCGATAGATCCATACTGGATGTTCATGTTGGAAAACTATCATAACACTTATTTAAAAACCTTACCCTAAGGAAAGTATATGGCATATTCGGACAAAGTTATTGATCATTATGAAAATCCACGCAATGTAGGATCGTTTGATAAGAATGATCCTACTGTTGGTACAGGCATGGTTGGAGCACCGGCCTGTGGTGATGTCATGAAATTACAAATAAAGGTAGATGAAGATGGTATTATTAGAGATGCTCGTTTCAAGACATATGGATGCGGTTCAGCAATCGCCAGTTCGTCGTTGGTTACAGAGTGGGTTAAGGGTATGCATATTGATGATGCTGTTAACCTTAAAAATTCCCAAATTGCCGAAGAACTAGCATTACCCCCAGTAAAGATACATTGTTCAATTCTAGCAGAGGACGCTATCAAAGCGGCTATTAATGATTATCGTAACAGACACAGCCAAGGCTAAAATTAAACAAAATCTTGCCAAACGCGGTAAAGGCGTTGGCATTCGCATAGGCGTAAGAACTACCGGTTGCTCGGGCCTGGCCTACGTGCTAGAATATGTGGATAAGTATGACGGCGAAGAAGGTGTTATAAATTATGCCCAAAATGACTTTTGTGTACTGGTAAGTCTAAAAGATGATCCGTACTTGAATGGGCTTACAATGGATTGGGTCCGCAATGGACTCAATGAAGGATTTGATTTTGTCAATCCAAATGAGCGTGACCGTTGCGGTTGCGGTGAAAGTTTTCGTGTTTGACATTTACCAAAATTGACAGTATAATATTAATATTGTTATAACTTTTGGAGAATAATTTGAGTATGCATTTAGAAGGTCCGTGGCTCAGTACCACCGGCAAAAAGAAAGGCAAAAAGAAATTCGCTTCAGCAGAGGCAAAAAGAAAGGCAGAACAGTTGGAAGAAAGTTGGAAAGAATTGCTCAAACGGCAAGGCCTTGAGCTAGAAGAAAAAAAACGTCGTCGTGCGTTGACATCTGAAAGTTTGAGCTCTACTGGTTACAGTTTAAGTATTCCATCCGGTAGAAACACTACAGACCATATTAAAAGTTTGAATAGTGGACTAGGTGTTGCAACATTGTCACCTTCCAAAATTTACACTGGTGACAAGGTAAAAGGCATTGCCACCATGCATAAAAGCAATGCAGTACCGATTTTTAGTGATGAGCAGGCAGTCGATATCGCTCGTATGAGGCGTTAAAGCATGGTCGCTCATAATAATAGTATATTACCTGGTCACTCAGATGATAATTATATATTGTCCGCTAAGGGTTTAGCAGACACGGCTCAATTTTTAAGGAGAAATAACAACAGCCAAATGAACCATGATGGTACTAGCGATACCTCATCCAGCGTAAAGGAGAAAAAAATGATACGCATTATCAAAACAACAATTAACGTAGTAGTAGCACTAAGCATTGTAGTAGTAGCACAACAGGCAGTAGAGGCAAAATTCGATAAATTAAAACAAGCTCGTCAAATAGCGAGTCCAGTTACAGCTCAAATGAGACAAACACAATTAGATTGTCTAGCTCGTAACATCTATCACGAAGCAGGTTACGAACCTTTTGAAGGTAAAGTAGCTGTAGCTCAAGTAACAATCAACCGTGCAGAAAGCGGACAATTTCCAAGCGACATCTGCGGCGTTGTATATCAAAGAAATGTAGTTTACCAAAAAGTACTTTGCCAGTTCAGCTGGTATTGCGAAAGCCCTAGTGCATTGAAACCAATGAACGGAGCCGCATATACAGAAAGTATGGAAGTAGCCAAAAAAGTGCTACTAGAAGGATTTAGACTTCCCGATTTAAAATCAGCATTATACTATCATGCTGATTACGTCAATCCAGGATGGGGTAAAAAACCCATAGCCAAGATTGGACATCACATTTTTTATCAATAAGAGGACATCATGACATCAAAAGAAGTTTTTCAAAATTTTAAATCTAACCTTACTGGGTTTTTGAACTTAGATAATTGGGTTAAAAGTGTCAAGGAACATGCTCCTCATGTAAGTGCAGAAACAATGGGCTGGGTAGCAGTAATTTTAATGCACCTAGCTACTATTCCAACACTTTTGGCAGTTTTAACAGGATTGACTGAGAAAATGCCGCCAGTGGATTTGATATTGTTTGCATGGGCAGGATTATTCTGCTTTTTTATCAAAGCCGCAATACAAAAGGACTTTTTGAACATTGTAACTATTGGATTTGGGTTCTTTGTACAAGCAGGACTCATGGCTATGATTATTTTTAAATAACCAATAAGATTGCAAGTAAAAGACCCTATGTGTATAATCAGTGAATAGGGTCTTTTACTGATAAATATCTTATAAACCAGGAGTAGGTATAATGTCAGGATTTCAATTAGATAACAATCAAATAACACCAGGACTGTATAGAGTTTCTATTAACTCTAGCGGTTTTCCATCTTATAACGGTTCAGGTGCAATCGCCGCAAATGCAGGAGGTGTAAACCCATACGATTGGACAGAAGGTTCAATTTACACAGGTGGATTGCCAAGTAGTGCTGGATACTCACAAGCCTTATCTCAGGGAAATATGCGTTGGGATCGCATTGTGCAAGCTCTTGCATCAATTAGTGATTGCAGAATTTTAGATGTAGTAGTTACAACAGGCGGAACCAGTGCTAACTATCAGCCAACCGCAGTTAACTTTACAGTTGCATACGATCGTGATACAATGATTCTTCCAGAATATAGTAAAATCCAAGCGGCCGCAAGTGCAACAGCTGGTACCTTTTATAGTATCACTCCTCCAACAGCAGTCACCGGCGGTAGCCCAACTTACACATCCTACTCAACTTTAGCCGCAATGCAAGCCGCAGGTTTCAGTCTTGATAACGTTCGTGGTTTCCAAGGTTATCTTGGCAATGATGGTGCAACAACTATTAACTCTCCACAAACTGCAATCCAAGATATTGTAACATCTGCGATTTGTGCTGGTGGAACTTCTGGTTGGTCAAGAACATATCGTTTATTCAGTGTAAGCCAAAACGGAGATAGTCAAGCACTTATCTCTATTCAACAACCTTTAACACCTGCAGTTGTGTTTGGTGCTTTAACAGTTACCCAAATTTCAACTACTGGTATCGCATACTAATCGAAAGGCAAGGATGATACTAGCGTATCTTTTATTACTAACTGGTTTAACAATTTCGGCGGTCGCAATTTACTATTCTGTAGTAGGTTTGACCGCTATTTTTTCTGCCGCAGTTATTCCAATTATTATCATGGGGTCAGCTTTAGAAGTTGGCAAACTTGTTTGTGCCTCTTGGCTAAAAGCTAATTGGGAAAAAATTCCACGCTTCATGAAAATCTATATGAGTATAGCAGTTGTGGTGCTCATGATTATTACTTCAATGGGTATCTTTGGATTCTTATCAAAAGCACACAACGATCAAAATCTAGTGAGTGGTGATGTACAAAATAAAATCAGTATCTTTGATGAAAAGATCAAAACTGCCAAAGAGAATGTCGAAGCTGACCGCAAACAGCTTAAACAGATGGATGAAGCAGTGGACCAGATCATGGGTCGTTCGTCGGATGAAAAAGGTGCCGATAAAGCCAACGCTGTACGTAAGAGTCAGCAGAAGGACAGGGTTTCACTTGCCAAAGATATTGAAACCCAGCAGAAACTTATTGCTGATCTTAACGACCAAGCGGCTCCAATACGTGCAGAAGTACGTAAGGTCGAAGCCGAAGTTGGCCCTATTAAGTATATCGCTGCCTTTATCTACGGAGCCAACCCAGACGCATCTTTACTAGAGCAAGCAGTCACTTGGATCATCATAATGATTGTGGTTGTTTTTGATCCGCTTGCAGTTATTATGTTACTGGCTAGTCAAATGACATTTGGCTGGGCACGAGAACAAAAAGAAACAGATGAAAATACTCCTGATCCTTATGTAGCAGATGTAGGTGAGAAACCAACTGAACCAGAATTAACAACTGAACCAGAAATTCCTGCAGAGATTGTTACAGGTACTCCAGAGATCGAAGACCGCCCTGGTGAAACGATCGAGGAAACTGAACTAGACAAATGGAATAAAATGATTGAAGAAGCTGAACGTGAAGTTGCCAAAGCTCAGGAAACTACTGTAGAAGAACGTATAGCTAAAGGGGAAAGTTATATCGACAACGAAGGTAACGAAATTACACTAGAAGCCGACTTGCCCGAGGAAGAATCAAAAAAAAAGACTTACATGATCAAGGACGAACAGGGGACAATGATAACCAAGACCAAAGAGTAGGTTACATTCAAAACTCAGAACAGTCTCCTTCCTCGCTTTGGACATTAGTCAATGCTAGAGCCGGTAGACCAATAGATAGACTATATAACGAGTACAATGAACATAAATTTCAAAATTTTGTAATAGATAAAAATTTAGATCCAAAACTACACAATTTTGTGGAATATATTAAAAAGAACGGACCCAATTTTGTTGATTTTGCAGAACAAGACATAAATCATTTTGAAGAACAAATATATGAACTTAGGAAAAATAACTCTAATAACCCCGCCTGATAAGCTATTCAATAATACGTTGAGTTACTTACTAATTAAACCTAGTAATTTTATCAAATCGCAATTTCAAACTATCTTAAGTCAAAGCATAGATGATTTAAATGTTTTTATCTATGATAACGATGATCAAGATTTGAATTGGTTGTTAAGCGTATCACAGCAAGCACATGTAATAATTATTGATGTAGATAATTGTGATCCAATGACACATAAATTTATATCATTTTTGTTAGCTGAACCAAATGTGTTTTATATTACTAAGGATGAATTAACTCCTTATAATCTAATTAGCAAAAATCGAATTTATGATTTAGATTGGATTGTAGCAAAAATAAAAGAAGAAGATAACGATAATGATGCACAAGAAGAATAAAGGTACTGGAGTTACCGTAAAAGAAGGCGAGAATATAAATCAAGCTCTTCGCCGATTTAAGCGTAAGATTGATGATAGTAAACTTTTAGATATCCTACGTGAAAAAGAATTTTACGAAAAACCAACAACTGCTCGAAAACGTGCCAAGGGTGCGGCAAAAGCACGTTGGAAGAAGAAACTACGCGACCAACAACTTCCACCAAAATTATATTGACAAATTAACTAATATCTGTTACAATACAAGTTACTGATAACAGAAAGTACTTGATGGCAAAAACAGATATAATGATTGATTTGGAAACACTGGCGACATCAACCGATGCCGCCATTCTTACGATTGGCGCTGTTAAATTTGATCCGTTTGGTTCTGAAATTAAAGAACCGGATATGGACAGTTTTTATGTCAAAGTGGATTTAGACAGTTGTGATCGAATTGGATTAGTAACCAATGATGACACCATTGCTTGGTGGGCTAGTCAAAGTAAAGAAGCCCAGGATGCGGCATTTGATCCTACGGGACGTATCGATATTGAAGATGCATTTGCACAGCTTTATAAATTTTGCTGGGGAGCCAAGCGTGTATGGTCAAACGGTTCTATATTTGATATTATGATATGCGAGCATGTATTTAAAAAAATTGGTAAAGCAGTTCCTTGGAAATTTTGGGAGATACGAGATGTGCGTACAGCATTTGATTTAGGTATCAATCCTAAACGTCCGCCAGTGACAGCACATCACGCATTAGAGGATGCGTGGAACCAGGCAGTAGGCATTCAGAATGTCTATAATACACTACGCACTAGTACTAAGTATGATGGCGGAATGATAACACCATTTGCAAACGAAAGGTAATATGAATAGTCAAGAACGTGAAGTAATGAACATTCTTTCAGAAGAGTGTGCAGAAGTAATTCAAGCAATCAGTAAATGCCATAGATTTGGTATTGATAATTATAAACCAGGAAAGCCTAAAACTAATAGGGAACACTTGGAAGAAGAGCTAGGCGATTTATATGCTATGATCGAAATTCTACAGGAATTAGATGTAATCAGCTGGACTAATATCGAACAAGCCGCTATTGCTAAACGTGAAAAACTTAAAAAATGGTCAAATATTTTTGCAGAAAATATTGACGAGAGATAAATAAATTTGTAGAACGCCGTAAGGGTTTTACATTTTTCTTGCTTAATTAAAAGGAGATTATTATGAGCAAAATCATCGGTATCGATTTAGGTACAACAAATAGCTGTGTGGCGATTCTAGAAAACGGAGTTGCTAAAGTAATTGAAAACAGCGAAGGTGCTAGAACAACACCATCAATCATTGCATATACAGATAAAGAAATTCTAGTAGGTGCAACAGCAAAACGACAAGCAGTCACAAATCCAAAGAATACAATTTACGCAAGCAAGCGTCTAATCGGACGTAAGTTTGAAGAACAAGCAGTACAAAAAGACATCGACTTGATGCCATATACTATTATCAAAGCTGATAATGGCGATGCATGGATTCAAGTTAATGATCAAAAATTGGCTCCACCGCAGGTGTCAGCTGAAGTACTACGCAAAATGAAAAAGACTGCTGAAGACTATCTAGGACATGAAGTAACACAAGCAGTTATTACTGTACCAGCTTACTTTAACGATAGTCAACGTCAAGCAACCAAAGATGCAGGACAAATTGCAGGTCTAGAAGTTCTACGTATTATCAACGAGCCAACAGCGGCTGCCTTAGCCTATGGTGTTGATAAGACAGACAAGAAGGATCGCAAGATTGCTGTATATGACTTGGGTGGTGGTACATTTGATATTTCAATTATTGAAATTGCCAACATCGATGGCGACAAGCAAATTGAAGTTCTTGCAACTAACGGTGATACATTCCTAGGCGGTGAAGACTTTGACCAAGTTATAATGGACTATCTAGTTGATGAGTTTAAGAAAGATTCAGGTATCGATCTTAAGTCAGATGTACTAGCATTGCAACGTTTGAAAGAAGCCGCAGAAAAAGCCAAAATTGAATTGTCGTCAGCACAATCAACTTCAGTTAACTTGCCATACGTTACAGCAGATGCAACAGGTCCTAAGCACATGAACGTTACAATCAGCCGTGCCAAGTTTGAAGCAATGGTTGAAGGATTGATTCAACGTTCAATTGAGCCATGCAAAACCTGTATGACTGATGCTAAGGTAACAGCCGCAGACATCGACGAAGTTATCCTAGTTGGTGGCCAAACACGTATGCCTAAAGTACAAGAAGCAGTTGAGAAACTGTTTGGTAAGGCCCCACGTAAAGACGTTAACCCAGACGAAGCTGTAGCCGCAGGTGCCGCAGTACAAGGCGCTGTTCTAGCAGGCGATAAGACAGACGTATTGTTATTGGACGTAACTCCATTAACATTGGGTATCGAAACAATGGGCGGTGTGTTTACCAAGTTGATCGCTAAGAACACAACTATCCCAACCAAGCACTCACAAACATTCTCAACAGCAGAAGACAATCAACCAGCTGTAACTATTAAAGTTGCACAAGGTGAGCGTGAGTTGTACAAGTATAACAAACATTTGGGTGAATTTAATTTGGAAGGTATTGATCCTGCTCCACGCGGTATGCCACAAGTTGAAGTTACCCTAGATATAGATGCTAACGGTATCTTGAATGTAAGTGCCAAAGATAAAAAGACTGGCAAAGAAAACAAGATTACTATCAAATCTGATTCAGGATTGAGCAAAGATGACATTGAGCGTATGATCAAAGAAGCCGAAGCCAATGCTGAAGATGATAAGAAGCAGGCAGAATTGATCAATGCACGTAATAATGCAGAAGGCACTACTCATAGTGTCAAGAAAGATTATGAAACGTACAAAGATCAATTGACTGAAGATGAGCGTACTAAATTCGAAGACGCAGTCAAGGCTGTTGAAACAGCTTGCGCCGGAGAAGATAAGGAAGCCATTGATAAGTCAGTACAAAGCTTCTTTGATGCCGCTGGAGTAGTAATGGCCAAGAAACAGGCCGCTGAATCTACAACGGCTGAAACACCAGCTCAACCAGCTGAACAAACTGTTGATGCGGCATTCACAGAAGTTGACAAAGACTCGAAAGAGTAATAAAATAAAAATGCGGAGTGCCTAATGGGCTCCGCAACTTTCTTGCTTAACATAAGGAGATATAAAATGCAATTAAGAGCAATAGACCCAGCTCACTTGGCACATCTAAGTAGAGCACTTGTAGGATTTGATACAATTTTCAATCAACAACTACAACAACAAGGAAACTATCCTCCACACAATATTGTGAAGTATAGTGATAGTGAATATGCTATTGAAGTAGCAGTAGCAGGTTTCAGCAAAGATGAAATCACAGTAGAAGTAGATCAGGATCAGTTGGTTGTACGTGGAGTACAGACAACTAAAGAAGACTCTACCAAAGAGTATTTGCATCGTGGTCTTGCTAGTCGTGATTTTGAGCAAAGTTATACACTTGCTGAATACATGGAAGTAAAAGATGCAGAAGTCAAGGATGGTATGTTGATCATTAGTATCGAACGTATTGTTCCAGAATCTTTGAAACCAAGATTAATTACAGTTAAATAATCAACCGGGGGAGGCAACTCCCCCACTTACTAGAAAGAGATAAGATGTCAAATACAGACGTAGTAATCGACGAAAAAGTTAAAGTAACTATCTCCGAGCCTAAACGCTGGAAAGTTATTTTATTGAATGATGACACCACTCCGATGGAGTTTGTTATTAGTTTGTTAATGGAAGTTTTCAAACATACTGAAAACTCTGCTCACGACATCATGCTACAAGTACACGAAACTGGTAGTGGTATTGCCGGAGTATATAGTTTTGAAATTGCTGAAGCAAAAGCAGTCGAAGCTACAAATATTGCCAGAACTGCAAATCACCAGCTACAAATTAAATTGGAAGAAGAATGAGTCTACGTGAATTAACCAAAGATGCACATACAAACGCAGAACGTCAAGAATTTGTAAAAATTCTTTTTAGTGGTAAAATCAATCCTAAACTCTATGCTACCTATCTAAAAAATCAGCATCCAATGTATGAAATTTTAGAAGTATGTGCTATGCCATTAGGACTATTAAATGGTTTACCAGATGTTCGTCGTGCTCCTAATATCCTTAGTGATTTTCAAGAACTTTGGTCCGATGAAGATGGTGAAGTAGAAATTCTTCCTATTACACAAAAATATATCAAATATATCTTAAGTATCAAAGATGATCCTAAAAAGTTAATGGCACATATCTATGTACGTCATATGGGCGACCTAGCAGGCGGACAAATGATTGCTAAAAAAGTTCCTGGTAGCGGTAAGTTTTATAAGTTTGAAAAACCCGAAGAACTAAAAGATGCTATTCGTGCAAAAATCGACGACAGCATGGCAGATGAAGCAAAAATATGTTTTGAATACGCTACAGAATTTTTTAAAGAAATGATGACACATGTCGAATATACCGACGAGTAAAGTTTGGGATACTTTAATAAATATTCAGCACTTATTGGAGACTGAATTTGGCCGGACTGGCACTGAAATCTTTGAGCCTGGAATGGATCGATTTAACCAACCTGGGTGGATTAATCGTGTATGGAGCTCTGTTCTTTATCGCCGTGCTCATATTGATGTGGTTGATGCACGAGATTCACGAGGGCTCTGGATGATGCATTGTTGCATCTTTCCACACACTCATAATCCTGCTCCTATTTTTGGTTTTGATGTAATTGCTGGTAAAAACAAGATGACTGGTTGTTTCATTGACTACAGCCCTACAGAAGACAAATTCCATCCTATGCTAGACTATTTTGGCGAAGAAGTATCACGTTACGAATGGTTTAAAAAGCGTGAATTACCGGATTGGGCCAAACGTATTTTTAGCCAACATATGGTAGCCGCAGGTAATGTTAGTGATGATAGCGAACTAGCACAAATCAGCAGTCTAGCCAACATCCTTGTAAATCATTACTTAGAAACAGTGGGAGAAACTAATAACCGTGTGCTAGACACGACCAGTTATCAGAACTACTATTGCGATAATCAAAAGCAAAATCCACATACACCCAAAGTCATGGCTAGTTTAGGGCTAGACGAAGAGGATGTACGTGTTTTCATACAGGATTGTTTGTTCCCTAATATCGCATAAATATTACATTATGCGTATAATTGATATTATTTCAGAAGCTCCTTTGAGCCCAGGTCTTTTCAAATATAAAGACGACCCACGCGATCGTGTGATAAAATTTATAAAACGTCTTGTTGCCGGTGAAGCATTTACCGTATTAGATGCAAGTGGTAAACAAACCCAAGTACACCTGGACCCGACTGAGGCTGGCCGAGTTTCTGATTTATTTCGACAAGGTATAAAACCAAAAACAATTCGAACAACAGACGGTAAAGATATCTTGTTTACTAGTATTGTAAAAGACAATGGTTTTGGCGGCGGCAAAGATAATGAATCTTATGAAAAGAGTCAAGTCGCTGATATCAATGAACAAATACAAAAAGCATGCCAGGCCGCAGGTACAAGCGATATAAAAATACAAATAGGCAAGGGCGGTAGAAAAGTACCGGCATCGGCCGCAATCAAAGCACCAGGCGGAATTAAAGCTGATGCAATTATTGTTGATTCACAGAATAATCATCAAGCATGGATCAGTTTAAAAAGTGCTCCTGGTCCTAGAGCTATTGCAGGATGGGGAGGAATCACACATCCTCCTGTAAGACAACATCCAGAAGTAGTAAAATTTATTAACGATGCTAAAATAGCATTCGGCAATCAAATACCAAACAAATCCTCTTTTGGAAGAAGAATAGAAGATCAAACATTAAAAAATCAAATAGTATTTGGTAAAGAATTTGGTAAGCCAGCACGTGGTCCTAGCAATGTTGATGCAGTAATGGCAGGACATCCTACTTTACGCAATAATGTGCTTGTCGGATCGGATATGACATGGCTTAACGGTGTTACTCCTTCTGGGGAATACGACCCGGTCTTTAATATATCGTATAAAGGCGACCGATCCAACGAAGGTATCAGCGGTGCTCGAATATCAGTTCAAGCAGATAAAGGCCGTAGCTGGAAACCATTAGATGATTTATTACAACAAAAACAATCTGAACTTCCTAATCAACAAACTTCTCAAAAACCTGTATCATCTGTAACAAAAAATACAAAAAAGGTTACAAGTCACAAAAATACAAAACAAAATTTAGGCACACAAACTTATAAAGATACAGATAATGCTGTACACGATGCTGAACACGAAGACAACCTAGTTAAACGTAACAAAAAAATATCTGCCACAAATACCTCAGTACGATAAATACAATGCGGGCACAAGATAAGGTGTCGTGGGAATCCGTAATCCACAGTGGACCCTAGTGGTCCTTTTTTACCTCAAAGGAGATTAACATGAAAGTTAAAAAATTAATAATGAAGTTGAACAAGGCCGAACTCCAACACAACATGGAAAAAGCCAAAAAGTTTTGGCTTAAATTGTTGAAAAAAAGCCTTAAAGGTAAGCACACCGAAGCTGTAAAATAATTGTAACAATAGGTAAAAAAATCTAGATAAATATTGGTATGACACCAAAAACTTATCGCAGTATTTTTATTTCCGACATTCACTTGGGCACACGTGATTCACAGGCGGCCAAGCTCAACAATTTTCTCAAACACAACACTTGCGAAACATTATATCTTGTAGGAGATATTATCGATGCATGGAAGATCCAACAAAACAAGTGGCGATGGAAACAAAGCCATACCAATGTTGTTCGTCGAGTTCTCGGTCATGCTAAACGCGGTACTCGTGTTGTATACGTGGCTGGAAATCATGACGAATTCCTGCGTCCAATGATACCATACGGATTCTCGTTTGGATTTGTTGAAATACATAATCAAACAGAACATATTGGTGCCGATGGTAAACATTATCTTGTCACGCATGGTGATTTGTTTGATGGTATTACACGTCTTGCTCCATGGCTAGCATTCTTAGGTGATAAACTATACGACCTAGTATTAGAATGGAATAGTAAGTTTAACTGGGTGCGCCATAAGTTAGGCTTTGGCTACTGGAGTCTTAGTAAATATCTCAAGCATAAAGTTAAAAAAGCATCAGACTTTATGTTTCAATTTGAAACCAACATAGCACGTTATTGTAAAAAACGTGGTTTTGATGGTGTGATATGTGGACACATACATCACGCTGAAATCAAAGAAATAGATGGCGTCATTTATATGAATGATGGCGACTGGGTAGAAAGTTGTACAGCACTAGTTGAACATCATGATGGTCAATGGGAAATAATTACATGGACACGAGAGAATGACAAAGACGATACTAATAATAACGGATAATCTTCCAGATCAAATAAATGGCGTTGTCACTACGTACAAAAATATTGAAGCGTGTGCGATTCTGGACGGTTATAACGTTGTTTTTCTTCATCCCGGGTGGTTCAGCTATATTGATTGCCCTGGCTACAACGAAGTCAAGATTAGCTATCCCAGGAATATGGGCAAGAAGATTGCGTCGGTCAATCCGGATTATATCCACATCGCCACAGAAGGTCCTCTTGGTATGTGGGCTAGAGCATATCTTTCATTGGCTGATATTCCTCACAATACCGCTTATCACACTAAGTTTCCTGAAGGGCTCAAGAAGTTATTTGGAATACCTGAGTCACTTACTTGGCGTTTTGTACGTTGGTTTCATAAACATAGTGGCAAAGTTCTAACAACTACAGACAGCATGGTCGCTGAATTAAAGGCACATGGATTCAGCGGTGAAGTTATTCCATGGACACGCGGTGTTGACCGTGCGATATTCACTCCTGAGCTTAGAGAAAAAACAACTGCTAAGTATCTTTTATGTGTTAGCCGTGTTAGTAAAGAAAAGAATTTAGAAAAATTCTTTGAGTTAGATTACCCAGGTTACTTAAAAATTATGGTAGGCGATGGCCCTATGTTAGAAACTTATAAGAAGCGATATCCCAATGTACATTTTACAGGATTTAAGACAGGCATAGATCTAGCCAAATATTATGCCAATGCAGAAGTATTCGTGTTTCCTAGTCAGTGGGAAACATTTGGTATAGTTATGATTGAAGCAATGGCCTGTGGAACTCCGGTCGCGGCTTATCCTTGCCAAGGACCCGAAGATGTTATTGATCAAGCGGTCACTGGATTTATGAATGACAACTTAGAAGATGCAGTTTCAGCTTGTCTACAGTTAGATAGAAATAGTATATATGGAGGAAGCCTACGCTGGACTTGGGAAGCCGCCTGGAAGATTTTTGAAGGACATTTAGTTCCTGCTAAATAGTAGCACTTAATGAAAGGGCTACTATGGGTATTTTAGAACTTACCTTTGGCGCAGTGATCGCAGGATTCTTTACAGTATTTGGTTGGAACTATGGTAACATAGTTTGGGACAAGTATGTTGAACCCGAGCATAAAATAGAACAACCGGCAGTACAAAATGAGAGACCATCAAGAAAAGAAAAAGACGTGGATTGATCACTACGAACGAATTTTCGATAACGTATTAAGAATCCTTTGGCTAATACTTTTGGTCACTTGGATAGTAACAGAACACAAGTTGTAATATGAAAAAAACTATAGCATTATTCATTAGCGATCCAAAGTGTAGTGTACAAAGTGGCAATGGTATAATGAAAGCATTAGGCAGTCGCTATAATTTTAAAATCTTCAGTAAGAACGCTGTAGAAGACAATTTCTTTAGACATGTTGATTTAATTGTTGTTCCCGGGGGATTCGGAGACAGCGATAGCTATGACAGTCTGTTTAGGCATAATGGACAAGAAGTAAAAGAATTTGTACGTAACGGTGGACACTATTTAGGCATTTGTATGGGAGCCTATTGGGCAGGTTCGCACTACTTAAATATGCTAGAAGGTGTAGATGCAGAACAGTATTTAAAACGTCCCGGAACTGATACCAGAAGACCGCATGCTAAAAATATATCAATAACATGGCAAGGCAAACCTATGAATATGTTTTGGTATGATGGCTGTGCCTTAGTAGGCGACAATAACAAATTTGAAACAGTAGCTACCTATGCTAATGGCGATCCTATGGCTATTATCCAAAACAGAATAGGACTAATAGGTTGCCATCCAGAAAGTGAAAAATTTTGGTACGATAGCTATAGCTATATGCGTCAACACTGGCATGAAGGACATCATCATGCTATACTTTTAGAGTTTGTTAACGAACTTATGCATAGATAAATATTTGCATGAGAGCAACAGAATTCCTTCCTGAACTATTCGACCCTAAACATGTCCAACCCATAGAGTGGGACGACGATAATCACGCTCGAGCAAAACTAGGCGAAAAAACCATACATATTACATTCTTTGAAACAGGCGGACATGCATACCTTGAATTTAGTGTTGACCATGAGTTTCAAGTAACTGGCCGAGGTGACGCAAACGCAGTCTTTGCCACCGTTATACAAGCAGTAAAAGAATACGTGGCAAAATGGAAGGGTGTACATACTATAACATTTAATGCTAGCGAAAAAAGTCGTGCAAGAATGTACGATGCACTAGCCAAACGTGTAAGCGCACAGTTGGGCTGGCATGTAGTTCCTTACGAGGAGATGATGGCCGATCCTAAATATGAAAATATTAGAAAACATGGCGGCTATACATTTGCTATTGAGAAAGGTGCGGCACCTGAACATAGACAATCTGCACAAAAGCCACAGCATGAAAAGTTCAAAGACATTTGGTATATAGGTAGTTTGGAAGATACAACTTTACCTGTGTATAAAATAACTGGTGGTAAAGGTTGGGAAGCTGAACAGATGGTTTTGCGTACCAAACCAGAATATAAAGGTTTCCATCCTATGGGTATGTATAGTAGACATACTCCTCCCAAGGGACAACAGATTATTGACTTAGGTGAATATAAACCAACACACAAGGCACCACAATAGGTGTTGGTTTTTTAACATGTTATTTTTTTAACATGTAAAATTAATAACAGCATAGTTTAATTCTTTGCTTCCTACTAGTAAATACTAATACCATAATTAGTGGGAGCGAAAATATGAAAAAAGTATTATCAACAGCCATTGCCGCCATGTTTTTAACCATGAGCACAGTAGCTTATAGTGATCCAATTGTTACACAGAGTACTAGTGATTCTAATAGCACAAGCACTAGTACATCTACAAGTGTTAGTACACAAAATAGTAACAGTACAAGCACTAATACAAACAACGGTAGTACTACGACTAAAGTTATTAGTCCACCACCTACAGCAGTAGCACCGGCTGTAACCATTATTAACAGTGATGTATGTGCTGTTGGTTATTCTGGCGCCGCACAAACTCAAATCTTAGGTATATCTTTTGGTGGTGCAACAACTGACAAAAATTGTGAAAGATTAAAATTAGCACGTGGTATTTACGATATGGGAATGAAGGTTGCCGCAGTATCAATTATGTGCCAAGACGAACGTGTGTTCTCTGCCATGATGAACGCTGGCACACCATGTCCAGTAGATGGTAAAATTGGTGAGCAAGCAAAAGAAATTTGGACAACTAACCCTGATCGTCAACCACAAAAAGTTAAGAGCAAAGAGTAATGAAGTTTTTAGCAGTAATATTTTCTGTAATCTTAATTGCAGGATTAACTAACTGCGACAAGGTTCATGCACAGGTAGTTTTTAATCCGCAAGGTATGACTGTGACTCCGGTGAATGGGGGAACAGGTACACTAGTGTCTATTCCAATTCCTGGAGGCTCCGGCCTTGCGGTATCTGTCGCTACAGGATCTGCGGCATTGCCTTTAGAAAATATTGCTGGCACAGCTGGTGCCACCCATCTACAACTAGGAGATGATAGTTCACAACCAGTTCCTCTTGGCTTTGTATTTCCGTTCTACGGACAAAACTTTTCTAACAGCTGGATGTACTCTAACGGACTAGTTAGTTTTAGTACTGGGGGTATTCCAGGAGCTGGGTGTTGTAGTGGACAAGATTTGGCTGGCATTGCTAATCAAGGAACACGAAATTCTGTGTACAATTATTTGATTGCACCATTATGGACAGATTTAATCGATACAACTGGTCAAGCTACTTGGTACAAAGGTACTGGTAGTTCTATGACTTACGGTTGGTATGGTACTAAAGAATACGGAACAAATAATTCAAGTACATTTGAGTTGAATATCAATTCTAGTGGTGGCATTAATGTCAAGTATGGCGGCGCATTTATATCTACTGGACATACTGTAACAGCCGGTATGACTGGAAATCTTGCAAATGGCGAGTACTTTCAATACTATCACGGACAGGGGTTTAATGTGCCGACAACCGGATTAAGTTGGTCGGCTAACGGAACTGCTCCTGTTGATCAATGTGTAATCAATCCGTTATCATCTACTACTTGTCCAGGATACCAATCGGCATACACTACACAACAATGTACTGTAAATGCGTTGTATTCACCATCCTGTCCAGGATATGCGGCGGCATACACTACTCAGCAATGCTCAATTAATCCGCTTTTTAATACATCTTGCCCGGGATATACAGCGGCATATACAGTTCAACAATGTAGTGTTAATCCTTTATACTCTACAAGTTGTTCTGGTTATCAACAAGCGTATCACGATCAGCAATGTAGTCTTAATCCATTTTATGCTACTGACTGTCCTGGATACGCGGCCGCTTATCTAGATCAACAATGTAGCCTTAATCCATTGTACTCGACAACGTGCTCGGGTTATCAACAAGCGTATCACGATCAACAATGTACAATTAACCCATTGTATGCAACAGACTGCTCTGGATATCAACAGGCGTATCACAATCAACAATGTAGTATTAGTCCATTGTTCGCTAGTGATTGCCCGGGATATGCAACAGCGTATCATAATCAACAATGTACAGCTAATCCGTTATATGCAACAGATTGTACAGGATATGCACAGGCATACCATAGTCAGCAATGTACAGCAAACCCATTATACATGTCTGATTGTCCAGGATATGCACAAGCATACTTTAATCAGCAGTGCTCGTTAAATGGATTATATGATAGAACTTGTCCAAATTACGCAACTGCCTACGCAACTAGAATGGTGCTTGAACAGCAGAATATGGCATCAACTGTAGCAACAGCCGGAGTGGTTGCATCAACTGCGCCTACCACTACAACTACTACTACTGCTACGACCACCACTACAACAACATCATCGTCTACACCTACTACAACTACAACAGTAGCAGTTGGTTCTGTAACTCCAACTGTTAGTTCTAGCGGTACTGTTTCTGTAGCACCATCAGCAACTGGTAATACAACTGTAGATAAAGCGATTGCCGCTCCAGTTGCTTCAGCCGCACCTGCTGCCGCACCAGCCGCACCTGTACAGTTAGTTGCACAAGCTCCTGCTCCTGCGGCTCCAACTCCTGCGGCTCCTGCTCAACAAGCATCTAGTTCTAACGATAAAAAATCTGATGATAAACCTAGTGGTGATAAACCTAGTGGTGATAAAAAACAAGAAGATAAAAAATCTGATGATGATAAACCAGCAGGCCCAAGCCAAATGGCTAGTGGACAACAAGATGGTAATAAAGATCAACCTAAGACTGCTCGCCAAGAATTAGCGGAAAGAAAAGCAGAAGCACAGAAGAAGGAAGCGGCCGCTAATGCTAAGAACGTTGCTAATGAAATGGGCAAAGCATCTAACATGGAAGCTCAAAAACAACTACAAGGGGTAGTTATTTCAGCTATGGCCTATAAGCCTGGATTTGATGCTTATAGTCAACAATTAATTGTGCAAACACAATTTTATAAACCATATTCGATATATGGTAATCAACAAACAGTCGACAACAGAAGATTAGGTCGTGGATTGTTCGGACCAACTGATCAACTGCATAACGAAATGGTTGAATCACAATATAATAGGGAGAAGTAAAATGACAGAAGAAATAAAAGACGTTAATGCCGCAATTGATAACGCAGAAGAAGCAGTAAAGAAATACGCCAGTAAAGACACAGTTATTAGTATAGGTGGATATGAGTTTACTCCAGCAAAACTAATGGTTGCATTTACTCTAGTAAGTTCAATCTTAGGCGGATTGTATGGTGCATTCGAAGTATACAAAG